TTTGCTTGCGGATTAGGTAATGCTCTATCTTCACCTAATTGATCTGCAAGTTTTGCAAAACCTTTTATTAGGTCAACATTGTTGCCCAAAGTTGAACCATCAGCTAATTTTGTATTATCTAATTGTTCTTTTGTAAAAACTGTTTGAGCTAATCGCATTGCTGAACCAACTTTATTTTGAAAAGCTCTACCAAACTCTTTTCGTAAAGTTGCTTCTGCTTCTGCTCTTTGTGTTTCAACATCTATAAGTTGATCTTTTGTAGCTTGCTCTTGTGCAGTATTATAAAAATTTATAAGCTCTTGTACCTGGGTATTATTTAATCCAAGTGTATGTGCAACTGGTTTAAAATTATTTATTAACTCTGTTGCTTCACCTTCAATTTTATATTCTTCTGCTGATGCTGGTCTACCTAATTTATTAAAAACATCATCCCAATCTTCTTTGGTTGCATGTTCATTTGGTAAAACAATTTTATCTTTACCAACCATTTTTTGTGAGTGAATGTAACTCTTTGCCAATCCTGGTATATCCTGGATTGTTTTGAGTGATGGATCTTCTTTTAAATCATCTGGAAGACTATCTCTCCAATTTACTGTAGTTTGTTCGACAGGCTCAGACTGAACTTGTTGTTCAGCTACCTGGTTTTCTTCTGCCATGTGTTGCTCCTTTTAAGATTTTTTTTATAAATAAAATGACACTTCGCTGACCTTCTCGGTAAGCAATATTATTATTGTTGTCATCTATAGTTGAAGAATGAATATGAAATCTATTCTCCAAATCCTCTAATACTTTTTTACCATTATCACTTTCAAAAGTAATTTGATAAAATTCCATTAACTGTTTTATTTCTTTTGGTATATCCATTAACCCTTCAATGCTTTGATTGCTGGTGCAGCTTTTCCAGCAGCTTCAGCTTGTTGTAACTCTGCTTGTGCTTCCATCATTGCTTGTTGTTGTGCTGCTCTTTGTTCACGCAACTGTGCAACTTCCTGGTCACTACGCATAATTTTTGCTGGCACACCTAAAACTTCTTGTGTGTGTTTTACAAACTTATCTACATCAACATAATCAAACACTGGTGCAAGTTGTGCAAGAGGAGCTAACATCTCAATCATTCTTACGGATGCATTGATGTCACCACTTCTTTGTGATCTTGCAAGAGGTGAAGTATATTCGATGTCAATGATTTGACCTTGCAGCGGTTCAGGTGCTGGGGGAAACATGTTTAGTCTTAACATAATATTAAAACATCTTGTGATAAGAGGTTGTAACATTTCACCCTGGAGCCTTCCTAAGACTGGTGCAAGCATTCGCATCTTTTCTTCGTTACGTTGTAAAACTTCTGTTGCAGTCATGTTTACTCTTTGTGCAAGTAAAAGTTGATCTACATAAAATGCTTTACGAATTGCATCTCTACGTTGTTCTTCGTATTGAACACCCAATCCAATGTTTGCATTTGTGTTTAGTGGTTCTATTCTATCTCTTGATCCTGAACGATAAAAATTTAATCCACCAGGTACAGTTCGTATTGGTAAAATAAAACCATCATCAGGAACGAGGAGAGGGGGATCTATTGTTTTTTGTGCAGCTTTAATAATTGTTTCTGACATTTTATTAATCATCTTAATATCTGCCAGTGCAACCATTGCTGGTGATCTTCCATACATCTCTACTGATGATTTTAAAAATCTCGGTACAACGTATGGGAACTCATCATAACCACCTTCACCTAAAACAAAGTTTGTTTCTGGATCACAGTAGATAGATGCAAAAGGTTTATTTAATGCATCTTGTTTTCTAGGATCAAAAATATCCCTTGGTAAAACTATATGTAATAATTCTATTTCTTCGTATGGATTGTTTTGATTTAGTTTTGCAATCTTTTCATATTCCATACCAAACATATTCACAGCAGATCTTGCTGACATTTTAAATTTACGAAAGACTGTATCTACTCGTCCAAACTCATTTTCCTGGATATATATTTCTGAGATATGTCTTGTTGAAAAACGTAAACCAGATGTTTCATCTTTTTCAATAATCATACCAGCTGTGCCGAAAGTAATTAGATCCTGGTATAGTTCGTGTATCTCTTGTTGAAAATTAGATCTGTTTAGAACTATGTACATTTGATTTGTACATTCTTCTAACCATTCCATACTTGCATCATCTAAATTCAATGCTCTATCTTTGTAAGACATTGAGAACCAAGGAGATGCAGCATTCGTTAGCATTCCATGTAAAGATGAAGCTAATAGTTCAGCTGCATTTATTGCTGTACTATCATAAATTTTTTCTGTTCTTTTATCACCTCTAGCTCTTTTAACTGTTACATCAGCTCTACGAGGTAAAACATAGTCAGCGATTTCTTGCCAGTGACTATCCCAAGTACCTCTCTGTGATTTTAATTGTGAAAATCTTTTTATTAATTCTTTTACATCAGTCACCTAATTTATCTCCTTCTCCACCAAGTATGCTTGTCTTGATTTGATCTACAACTCTACCAGCAAAAGATTGTACTGATCTTTTACTTTTAAATTTTTTGCCTTGTTGTTTTGCTTCAAAGCCTTCCATGTAATCTTCGTATGCTTCACCTGGTTGACCATAATCTGTAAATGATCTGGCAGCTTCTGCTCTAAGTAATGTAGAAGCAACACCAGGCATTGCAAATGACATACCAGCTGTTGCAACTCCTTTTATTAAATTTTGTCTTCGTAACATTTCTTCTGATATAGGTGTTGATGTCATAGCACCAGTTGGATCTCCAGATCCCATTGCACCACCACTAACACCATACTTCATTGCTAGACTTTCTTTGTTTCCTATAACAGATCTACTGACACTAGGATCACCAGCAGCGTATAATCTTTCACCTTCTTTATTTCCAAGACGAATAAAATCACCGCCAACTTTTTTAAAATAACTACCAACTTTTACATTCTTTGATTTTACTAAACTATCATCTACTGCTTTGGAAACAGCACCACCATACATTTTATTACCAGCAGCAACTTCTCTTTCTTTTGCTTTCTTAGCAGCATCTTTAGCAGCATTAACACTTTGATTGTTATTATTGTTAGAGCTGCTTCCTCCGCCACCGCCACTGTCACTGCTTCTTTTGGTTGTGCTACCACCCATTAGTAACTTCCACCACCCATAAGACTTGGGTTAGATACTTCTGCATCTTCTGTAACTCCCATAACTGATGTCATGATAGTTGGATTTTTTTTCTTTTTCTTTTTTGACATTTTACCTTGATCACCTGGTTGTGTTGTTGAAGGTTGTGTTTTAAAAGTTTGATTTGCAAGATTGCTTGCCATATTCATGCCTTGCATTTTTTTGTCTGTGCTTTCACCCTGATTACCAGGGATAGCTTTCATTACTGTTGCACCCATTAATTACCTCCTAGTAAAGTTGGATTGTTTAGTTCTACTGTATTCTGATCTCCCATCATTCCAGTAAGTATGGTAGACTTTCTACCTTTTTTCTTTTTAGTTTTTTTCTTTGCTTCTTCCCCAGCTTCATCAACACTTGGATCATCTATAGATGGTGCTTCAGGCAAATCACTTATAGGTGGAACTGGTGGCGGCATTTCAATTTTTGGTTTTAAAAATCCCATTTCATATCCTATGCAAATACTTGGTATTCGCTTTGTGCCAACTGTTGTGGCGGTTGTTTTCCGCTTGTGCCTTCTCGTAAGGAAACGGATGCAGTTCTTGCAGCATCACAAAAATGTGAACTCCAATCATGAACTGGTTTAGAAAAAAATTTATTATTCACTGACCACTTGCGGTGATAGTGTCTAAGAGCATCTATCAACAACTCACAATTCTTTGCATCAAAATAACTTCGTTGCAACATCATGCTCGTCATGTGTATGCCTTCTTCTACTGGCAGCTTCGGAGCCACACGAAATCGTATGCCTAACTGATAAGCTACCTCTCTCCTGGATAAACCATTCGAGAAATCTCTTTGTTCGATGTCATGAGGTGCATAGTGATTACCATACACATAATCTTTTTCATCTTTTATAAATTTTATAAACCAAGGTAAGCCTTCTCCAGTTTTGGATACACAATCTATAAAATATAACTGTCTGCCTATTTCCTGAAAAAATATAATTGTTGTACTATCACTTATTCCTAGATCCCAGGCAGTGTGTACTGGGTAGCCTGGATCAACATTTATATCTTTTATTCTATTTTCTCCATCTAACTTATCCATAATCTTGCCATAGATCGAACCGTTAATGGCTGCGGAGAAGTCGCATTCTAGCTCTTGCCGATATTCTTCATCGGTCATGTTGTTCTTTAGCTGCTTTAGTTCTATTGGTTCTATAATATTTGTTTCACTAGCTTTATAGATTTTGCAGAACCAGGAAGGATCAGCTTTCGCTTTTTTATATAATTCATAAAGATAGTTTCTTGTAGATCTGGGGGTGCCTATAAACAGGCATCTACCTTTTCTATCTGCCAAACTGGGAAGAATGACTTTAGGAAAAATATCTTCATCTATTAACTGAACTTCATCCATCACAACCATATCAAAATAATTTCCACGGAGTGCATCAGGATTTGAATCAACACCATACAATGTTAATCTTGCACCGTTTGGAAAGTCACAACGAAGTTCTGTTTCGTTATATTTCATTCCTGGTATTTCTTTTGTAAATTGTTTCACATAATCCCAGGCAATAGACTTTGCTTGTTTAAACTGTGGTGCTACATAACCCATTCTTACATTTGGTAAAGTATGTGTGAATGCAAACTTTATTAGATGTAAGATAGCACTCAAACTTTTACCTAGTCTTCTATGTGCTATGATTACTGCGAACCTATGCTTATCAAGTGCTTGATGTATCTCCCTTTGTGGTTTTCTTGGATGATACGGTATTATTATTTTTTTTTCTGACATTTACCTTCCAGACAGTGCTGTCTTTTCCTATGGTGAACCCATGCGTAAGAAAAGAAGCAATGTTTTCTAACTTCTTGTATTCTTCTTTCGAAATCTCAGTGGATTGTTTTTTTGCCGACATCGTGTTGAATATTACTAAAAGAAAAAAATTGTGAAAGATCTTTTACAAAGTATTCACATTCCTCGGTTGTATCAAAACCTTTGAACTCAATAACAACTTTCATTTCTTTTTCGTTTATTGTTATGCTTGAAAATAATTGTTCGTACATGGCTGTAGCTTCAGGATGGGATACAATACACTATACTACCCAGCCAGGTGTTTTTGGGGGGTGCCACGCAGACTACTTTGTAAAAAACAACGCAGAAACCCTAGACTTTTTTTTTATTTTACCTGGCAACGTAAACCCTTATGGTTTCAAACACCGTAACGAACCAAGCAAAACAAACAAAAAAATAAATTGCTATGGATATGCTATGGATCTGATGTCAGAACCTCATGATGCGTGCATTATACTTTTTTTGGCTGGTTAGATAATGCATCATTTCCATCATCCCATCCAATCTTAAAACTTATATCTCCTTTGTGTTCATTCACCATCTTGTCATTGAACTGCGGTATAATCTTAGAAGCAACCCAACGTAGATGATAAAGTTTAGTATTCAACAAAGTCACATCCACATGACTTAAATCTTTGTTCTTCGATAACTCTTGCATTTCTTCAAAGCCTTGTTCCAAGTTTGTTAATGCACCATTCATTCGTGCAGTCTTAACTTTAGTTGCAAAGTCTTCGTCAGCTGACATCCAGGAGTAAACTTTAGTTACACTTGGTAAGTCATTCTCTTTACAGATCCTGGTCAATGGTATTCCTTCCATCAACTTTATCAATATACTTTCTTTCAACGTATTGTCTGATTTTGTCGACAGACCATTCTTTGAACGGTTTAAGGTTTTGATAGGCTTTGACTTTTCCATTGATTGTTTTTTGACCACTTGACATTCCTCCATGCAATTTACATTTACCATTCTTCATTGCTTTTGCTTGGCAAGGTAAACCATCATACTTACGTCTTGCATTGCAAAACACTTTGCGTAACGGTCTACCTACCATGCTAAGAGAAAAAGAGTACTGAAGCTAAATGGTCAGTACAACACCCAGAACTATTCTGAGTATATACTTCCTTATAACAACTTTCGTAGTTTTTGTAGCATTTTTTTTTCATCATGTATTTTAAATGTTATTCGCAATAATTCTTTCTTAATTTTTTTATGCAAGTTAGTACGATGCATACCAAATTCTCTTTCTAATAATTTCCAAGGATGTTTAGCTGCTCTTTTCCAGATAAGTTTTCTATCTTCTACTTCAGGTACAAATCGAATAGCTTCCAGGATAAATATAAACCTGGATATACTTCTACTTGCTGGTGGTGGTAATCGCATGGATACATCATGATAACCATAGGTTGTCCAGTATTCATCAGGATAATCCATCCAATACGATAGTTTTTGTTTCTTAATTGCACCAGGTAATCGTTTACCAGTACGAATACTATCTTCGAACCAACTCCATAATTCTTTTTGGCTTATCTCTATTTGCATCCAAGAACCTCAGTTGCATAACGCATAGCATTATCTCTTGTTGTTTCTTCTTCATAAACCATCATCCACTGTGTAAATTGATGTCGTGATAGTTTCTGCTGCACTTGTTTAATTATCTTGTTGTGTCTATTCTCCTGGTACGACAATCCATTGTTTACTACTGCACGATAATTTGGATTACTTCTCTTTGTTAAATTTTTAATTATGGATGTAAGTTTATTATTATTATTAGATATAGTTAGTTTAGTAGGAGGTGACGGTGGTGTCATAGTTTTTAAGACAGCTCTGTCATACTTCTTATTTATGATGTGGAAGTTAGGTGTATAAAAATTTTTACCTTTTGTTTTTTCCTTATGTATCAAATCTAAATCATGCAGCTTCTTTGTACTACGATTGATCTGCCTATCAGATAAGCCAGTCATTAGTTGCAGTCGCTTATTGCTGGGGAAAATTTTACCAGTTGATCCCTGGTGATCCAACAAAGCGAAGCAGACCATTTTGTCAGCATCCGTTAGTTCTTGTTTGAATATAATTATTTTGTAGAGCTTCCACTTTTCAAGCATGTATTCTCAGCAGCAACTAAACAATCGTGTTCAAAATTAGACCAGGTATTTTTTGTTTCTTTACAAATCCAAATGTATCTGTCAGCCAGGTTGTCGACAAACATTCTGGCAAGATAATCTGATTTAGTTTTAGTTGGTTCTTGTGATAGTTGTGGTTGTATCATGTTTTTCTCTTTCTCCTTGTATTGTAAGTCTGTATCTCTCTTTGATGCAGCCTTTGGGTATGTAGATCTCGCTGCCTTTTTCTGGATCATCAATGACGATAGATCTGCTACGAAACAAAACATACTCATCTGGATCATTGGGATTGTCTGTCATCCAACCAACATCGACATTCACCGATGCTTTTCCATCGAACTCAGTTTTCCAAGAACGATCACCTTCAGTCGGATCTTTCCAGACAACTAACCAACATTCTTCTGCAAGAATTTTGGCAATCCCCAGGTTATCCATAACTTTTATCTACCAGAACCGTAGATTATTGCATAGACAGAAACATTGGAGAATAAAAAGTGTACATACAGTGTCTATTGTGTATAAAACAAAATAATATATGACACCTAAACGGAAGGAACATTGCATGCATAGACTTAAAGAAGTCTTCTTGGAAAAAAAAGTAGAAGGCAAATCTCAAAAAGAAGCAGCAGAATATTTAGGTATAGATCATAGATCTGTATCAAGACACATGAACCAGGATAACATAGGTATAGATGTATTAAAAAAATATGCTGAATATTTGGCTGTAGATATTTCTAAATTTTTAATAAAGCCAATATCAAGACAATGTAATTGTTACATTGATCATAGTGGTACAGCAGTATTTTACAAAGAAACTGAACAAAGACCACAAATAAAAGTTGCAACTGCATCTTGGTGGTGGAACTCAACTAATAATATTATTGCTGTAGATCAATCATTTACACAAGGTTATTCATACGGTTTTGTAAGTGTATTTCAAAAATTTAAAAATATAGAATTCATAAGTCAAAAGGAACAAGCTGGATTAGTTAAGTTTGCAACTGGTGAAACTAAAGCGTGTATTATTTCAAGATGTGACGATCATTATTCTGCTTACAATTGGTATGTACCAAGAGATCCTTTACCATCATTAGATGGTGCTATGTTTGGTGCGTTTTTAGCAACATATGACAGTGCTTTTCTATTTACTGACTACTAAAACTAATTACTAACACTTTACTCACAAAAGTTTCTCTGTAGGTTCTCAACTTCTACAATCTTTGTAGATTTTACTATTTAATTTTATTTCATTCTCTGTATCTATGACACATGCAGTCTATTATTCCACCATATTTCCTCAATCGTGGCATGGATCACTTCTCACCCAGTCAAGCAAATATGCCTTTAGATGTATACGTCTACAAATATTTAGAATGCGACCAGGAGAAAAGAAGAAAATTTAAAATAAAATCATCAATGCAATGCGGTAATATTGTTGGTGATACAGTAGCTGCAAGACTTACTGGTCAGGTAGATCCAAAACCTTTTTATGATAATTTTAAATATTGGGAAGATGATCTTGATGCAGCAAGATGGGAGTATGAAAGAGAACAGATAAAACAAACAGTAGCGAATGCTATGAGAGGTTTAGAAATACTTGGTATCAAACCAGGAGATAAAGTTGTTTTTGAAAATTATGTTAATCTTGTTGATGACGAATTAGTTTTACCCATCATTGGAAGAACAGATATACAAACACCAGACAAAATAGTTGAATTAAAAACTAGCTGGTCAAGAAAAAACAAACCAAAGAAAGATGGTACATTTAGTTTTTCAACAAAAGCATTACCAACAAAAGTATTGTCATCACATTTACAACAAGCATCCTTTTATTATTACGCAACAAAAAAACCAACTTGGATACTGCATGTAAATGGAAAAGAAAAAGACGGTATTATGATTCATGAAGTGGCTGCATGTAAACACAAAGAAGCAATGCACAATATGATTACCGATTTAAAAATAAAACAAGAGATAGCAAAGCTGGATGATCCATTTAAAGTGGTACAACCAGATTTTACAAAATACTATTGGGAAATAGGCAACGTATTTTTAGATGAAGCAAAGGAGATGTATGGATACAAGACAGCTGAATGATGTTTTAAAACAAGCAATACAAGAAACAAATACTTTAGAACAAAAAGATTTAGTACGCTTTGGTAAGAAATGGTACGCACCAGTAAAAATTCGTAACGATATATTTAGAAAATATTTTGGCATGGATGCTGGGTACACATCTACTTACGAAATTGTGCAGCCATATTCATACAAAGTTTTAAAGCAAGGAAAAGAAGTTACTTCATACTTTCCTGGATCAGTCATTTGTAAAACAGAAATTTTTTATAAAAACAAATTCTTGGCTACTGGTATAGCCGAGGAGATCAGAGGTTCCAGTCATGTCAATATGACTTCAGCTCTCGAAAACGCACAAACAAGTTCGCTTGGTCGTGCATTGACAATGATTGGTATCTCTGGAAATGAATTTGCATCAGCTGATGAAATGGCTGGTGTTGAGAGAAAGGAAAAGAGTAATGACATAGCTAACCAAGATGCACCACCGAGTGATGCTGGCAGTAAAGTAAAACATAAAACCTTAATTAGTAAAGAAGATCTACGTCAGCTGATCTCGGCTGCAAAACATTTAGGTGATTTAAATAAAATATTAATGAACCACGATACATTATTAGAACAGCATAAAGATCTAAATGACCTTTTTGCAAAAGAGAAAAAGAGAATGGAGGAAGGTACACCAAAAACAATAGAAGAAGATGAGGATTGGTATGGATAAACCATTTGAATTACAACCAGGTAAAGGAAATCTTTTTACAAATAAAAAGAAAGAAGAAAACGGAGATAAGCATGATTGGTTTGGCACAATAAGAATGCCTTACGATGTTGAAGCTGGAGATGAAATAAAAATTAATGCTTATAAAAATGAAAGCCAAAGTGGCACAAAGTATATTGGCATACAAGTAAAAGATAGGAAGGAGCCTGATTTAAAATAATGCACTACAAAGAAAGCACAGATATGTTGGTCGAAGCTGCTGACTTAGTAACAGAAGACCGCAAAAGTTTTTATGGTGATTTTAAAAAGAACCATGAAAATATTGCAACAATGTGGAGTGTTATTTTAGATCAGAAGATAGATGCAGATCAAGTGTGCAAATGCATGGCAGCTGTTAAGTTATGTCGTGCATCTGTACCTGGTGTGTATGTACGAGATAACTATGTGGATGCAGCAGCATACATAACTATGGCTGGTTCATTACACGCAGATAAAAATGGAGATATAAATGACAGAAGCACAAGCTAAAGTTTTAAAAGTCATCCAAAATTATTGGAATGAAAAAGGCTTCTCTCCATCTTTTGCAGAACTACAAAAAGAAATGGGATACAAAACTCTGTCAGCTGTACATAAACATTGCATGCAGTTGAAGAAAAGAGGTTTTATAACTCACATGCCTGAAGCTCAAAGATCTATTGAGCTAACAGACAAAGGTGCGAGATATGCAATCTGAAATAAATTTTATTTTGGTTGACGAAAAAACATCCCTGGATCACATTAACTCCTTACGAGAAGAAAAAAATTCCAGGGAGTGCAGACAGCGTCAGGAAGAATTAACTTCTGGTAAAAGTGGGTACTCTAAGTTGCAAATAAAACTTATTACCCACACGCTGACTGAAGAAGCATAGTGGCTAGAAAGATCTACCATAGTAGGGGATCAGCATTTAACGAATGGCATCGACAATATTCTGGAATAGCAGCTGTTGATATTGACCTGGTTCCATGCTGTGAGAAGTGCTACGAACCATTATGTTTGATTGAACATGCATTTGACAAAGGTCAAACATACAAGACTTGTTCTGTTACAATTAAGCTCGCAAAAAGATCTCATATCCCAGCCTGGTTAATCTTTTACAATGATCCAGTTACGAAGTTAAGGGTGCAGAAACTTTCTCCAACTCTCGGTCAAATAAAAAGCATTCAGCCATATACATTTATAAAATACTTACAAAAGTTACAAAGGAACTGTCCTGTGTGTGAAGGTTTGAAATCCATAGCACGACCATAGCAAGAAAAATAATCCACAAAAAACTTAATGCTGTTACGGTTTTCAAGACCGTTATGTAACCAGGTAATACCTAGTGTTTTTCCCAGAAAACCAGTACTTTTCCCATTGTTGTTCTATTGATATTCTATTGATTTCCCATTCAAATCCATAGCAAAACCATAGCAACATCTTGCAAAATATCGGCAGATTGCTTATATAAAATAGAATAAAAGGAGAATAAATTATGAATATTCGAGCTTGCACGAACCACGGTAAAAAGATGTTTAAAGTTACTGTGCCTAATGGTGTGTATCCTAACGGTAAGGTTAAGTACGCAACATTGTTTAGAAAGACTAGAACTGAATGCAAAGAAGCTGCTAGATCCTTTAACCAGGAAGCAGATGCTGCATCTAAAAATATTGGCTTGCATAGCCTGGGTGAATGCCACAGAAGATTGCAAAAAGATTGGGATCTTAAAGTTTTGAACAAGGAGGAAAATCCACTTGCAAAAGATGGTATGAAGCAATCCTCAAAAAACAGATTAGAAGATAATGTTAGAGCATTATTTAAGATCTTATCTCATGGTGAGAATACTGCTTTAAAAACTATTACTACAGATTGGTATGATACTTTTCTGAAGGATATGAGATTGAAGCACAAGTTCTCTAAATCTAAATCAAAAAGAATTAGAGCTATATTAAATAACTTATTAGAGAAAGCAGAGCAATTAGGCTGGATGGTTTCTCCACATCATGCATATAAAAAAATTGTAATTGATTATACGCCAAAGCATGTGAAGGCTATGACACAAAAACAAGCTAATAGATTATTTGAAGAACTTGAATACTCTATGATGTTTGGTCATAACTCAAATCAATATGGTAACTTAAATAAAATTGTTGGAAGAATTGATCCTAGATCTAAAACAGCTAATGTACCTATGGTATGTGAGAGTGCTTTCCTTTTAATGATCCAGTATGCAACTGGTTGTCGTTGGGGTGAAGCTGCTGCTTTGACTGTTGAGGATTTTGATTGGAATAATTTTTCTTTGACTATTAATAAAAGTAAAGATTACAGATTTAAAACTGTAAGCGTAACAAAAGCGGCTCATCTTCGTGTTGAAGATGCAGAGGAGGGTGAAAGAATAGTTCCTTTACCACCAAAACTAATGAAGCATTTTGCTAAATATATAAAAGTAAAAAATATAAAAAAGGGAAGTTTGTTTTCTGTGTCTTACACAAGAACTTTAGAATTGTTGAGAGATAAATGTGAGAAAGCAAATATACCTGGTGATCTTGTTGATACTAAAATGTTCAGAAGATACATTATATCTCAATGGCAGAAGATGGGTGTTGATCCAAAGACGATTGCTATTCGTGTTGGTCACAATGATACTACAACACAAAATGGTTATGGTACATTCAGTGATCCTAATGCTTTGAAAGATATTAAAAAATTGGAAGCAGTATTATTCTAATGGCGGAGAGGGTGGGATTTGAACCCACGAACCGCTTGCACGATTGCTAGTTTTCAAGACTAGTGCTTTCAACCACTCAGCCACCTCTCCTTTTCTCAGGGGAGGTTACTATATGATTTTAACTAAAACGTCTATACTTAGCAGTCTTCTTAGCAATTCGTTTGGGTTGCTTGGAAACTTGTTTGCCTTTTCTTTTAGCTTTTCTTTTTGCTCTTGTAGATGCAGCATATTCAGCTGGTGTAAGAGCTTTGATAGCAGCGGAGGGAAGATACCTTTCACCAGTTACAGATGATTTCTTTCCTGACTTAGTTCTCCATTTTTGTTTACCCCAGGCTTTAAGACTTCGCTGACTTTTTTTTAAAGCCATTTATTTTCCCACTAGCTTTTTGGCTTTCTTATGTGCAGCTGAAAACGATTTTCCAGCTCGCATTTCTTTTCGCATCATAGCCATGTGTTTTTTACTATGATGTACAGAATGTTTTTTCAAAGTATCTTTCTGTCTTTTAGTAAGTTGTTTTTTCTTTGCCATTACTTATATCCTCCGCCACGTTTTTTATATAACCTGGCAAGAGCTTGTGCTTTTCTAACATCCCCCCACCCATAAAGAATGGGGGTTAAACTCTAGCAGACCATTTGCCAGCTGCTGTTCCATAACTAGCACTAGCTTTGATCCGCTGAAAGAGCTTCTTTCTCATACCTGGTTTTGTATAATTACCAGCTTTGTTTACTGTTGATTTTTTTTTAGCCATTTTAGTATTTCATTTTACCTTTTGGTTTTTTACCAGCCTTCTTCATAGACATAGCAGTTGCTGCTTGCTTCTTGGCTTTCTTAGTTTTCTTTTTCATTTTACCTGGCATAGGTATTCTCCTTAGTTGTATGGGTTGGCTTCGCAATCCCAGCACATCCAGGATGTATTGACACCAAGTATTAATTCTTTCGTACAGTCTTTGCATTGTTTGTTCTTTTGTTTCATCTCCAGAAATTTTTCTGGTGGGGATCTCGTATCTTCAGGAGGTTGAATATTCATTAACTCAAAGTACTGCTGTTCTTTAAGTTTTCTTTTTATGTTTTTGTGCAAATTTTCTCGCACTTTCTTTGTTACGAAATCCCCATTTTTTTAATGCTAAAGCTAACCTGGTCGGTCTTCCTTTTTTATCTTTAAGACTACCCTTAACTCCTGAGAACCGAGCAGCGAAACTAACTCTCCGTTTAAAATCTTTCGAGCCAGCTTTTGCTTTTCGAACGGGTGCTTTAACACCAAACTTTTTTCTACCAGCAGCATTCAATCCACCCTTGGGATCTTGAAACCTCTTTGCTACCATGTATTAGAAAATCCAATTTAAAATAATTAAAACTAGTATTACAGCAAGAGAACCAAATAAAATTTTACCTCTCTTACTTAGACCATTCCATATATCTTTCATGTTGATCTCCTTATCTTTTATTCATAAATTGTTTTGCACCACGCAAACCAAAAACACTTGCTATCATCGCACTAACAGCTGCCTTGTACCAAGTCGGACATTTATCTAGTGCTTCAAACCCTCTTGAAACTATTTCTTCGCAACCAGGAATGAATGCAAGAATGAGAGGTATAGAAAATATAAAAGTTAACCATTCATCTTTTAGGCTATCTTTACCACCTTTGATTGCTTCAATGTCATATTCAATATCACCTTTAATTTGTTTATTTAAAATATCAGTCTTAGCTTTTATCTCTGTAAGTTTGTTTTCTGCTTTTGCTTTTTTTGTTTCAATGTAGCCAGATACAACTTGTGATCCTAAACCAAATAATAAGTTAAGCATTACGCATCTCCTCTACTAATGGATCATATCTATTTTTAAGCTGACGATAGAGCTTGCTGTCTTTTAATTGTCTAGCAGCTTCCACATAGTCTTGATCCTGGATTGCTGCACGCATTAAACGAAAACCCATCAAACGTGGTTCACCAATATTAAAGGCAACCTCTGTTACAATAGATCTTACAATATCAGGTACATCAACATCACCAATAAATTTGTCTGATGTATCACTTGCGATTTCAAAGTCTTCTTCGAATACTCTTTCTGCATCATCCATCGTATATGTTTTACCTGGTTCCCAGGGATCAGATGGTACACATAAATGACCATAAAATATTGTTGGTGCAGCTGCACCTAATATTGGATCATCATAAACTTTTAACACGCATCCTTCATGTTGTTTGATACGTTCTTTTGTTTTACTTAAATTTGCACTTCCCATTTTTGAAGACATATAAAATTTTTACTCCTAGTAGTTTTTGGTACTTTGTTTCTTTTCTCGCAATGAGAGTACCAGGCTTCCAAGTTTTACGAATAGATGCAGTCTTTACATCTACTTTTAAAACTTCACCGTTCTTTGTATTAACAGCAACAAAATCTATTGGATCGCAATCTCTTGTTCTCCAGTAGATATTATAACCTTTACTTATTAACCATTGTGCAGCCTGAAACTCGGCTGTCATTCCTTTGACGATTTTTTGTTGATATGGGATCATCCCATTTATCTTTCGTCAAATACCTAAAACCATATTATTAAATTTTTCTATTGGGTAACTATCAACTTCAAAACAAAAAGAACTAAAGTGTGCTGCATCATCACCTCTATTCTTTGCTACCTGTTTGTAATCTTGCACATACAATTCATTTGATGCTAAACAACTTTGCATATTAGGATATAAAAAACCTTGATACCTAACACTCTCCCAACCAGGCATCGTTGTAATGATTATACCCATTACAAGTTTAATCATTAGTTTTTGCCTTGAATAATTTTTTTTATTTTCATGTTGCCTTCGCTGTCTGGTTCTAACTCAGCAAGAACTTCACCACATGCATATCTAATTACATTAACTCTATTATCTGATAGGTTTCTCTCTGCTTCTCTTTTTAGTTTTAAACAATCAGACATACCTTCTGTAAGCATGTGACCATCCAAACTAGAATTGACAAACATGCAAAGTGCAAACACATACTCAGTAACTGCCATTTTTTCTTACCTTATCTTTTAATTCTTCAACATCTTTTTGTAGCTTATCTACTTGTGTTTTTAAAAAATCTATATTCACTCTGTTGTTCATCATGCTTTCCATTTCTGTTGTAACCTTTTCTAGTTGCTTGGCAGAAAATTCAAGCAGCATGTATTGTTCCTGGTCTATTGGTTTTTGATCAGCGGCTTTGAGAAGATCAGCTTCGAATAAAGTTGCTCTTGTTTCTATATTATTAAGTCTTTCAATAACTCCGAAGTAAGCCCACACTCCAACAGCTGTTGCACCTAATATGGCTATTAGGTTTCTCATTGGCATAGAGATAGCAGTGTTGTCTGATAGTTTCATTTAACAACAATCGCACTCGTCTTTTCCGCAATCACATTTAGGATTAATCATGTATCTCCTAGTCTTATAAAGGTAACACTAGTCTGATTGAAACTTGAATTACCTTGTGCGTTTGTACTATTAGCTTGGTCTGGAGAAACAGCTTGTATAAAGAATTTTGCTTTTACATTTGAAGTATCAGTTACATCAACTAATGCTGAGCAATAAGTAGAAGTAAATACATTGTAAGATGTGCTACCATCATTTTCTATAAAAGTATTACTTCTAGCAACATTACTATAAGAACTATTATTTGTAGTTATATGAATTTCAGCATTAACTTCTGGGTGTCCTCTGTCATCATAAGGAGCGGCAACAAATTCTACTTTATATATTCCTGTAGATGGAAAAGTAAAAACGCCAGATGATTCTGACATACCTGTTCCAATTTTAGCATATGCTGTGCTGTCATTTCTTTCCCAAGAAGTTAAAAACTCTCCAGAGTCAGCAATGTTTGTTTCAGTTGTATCTAATCTCCATTGGTCAGCCATTGTTATACCAGCACTAATCCCAGTTAGAGCCGAGCCATCTACAGCTGCCAAAGCTCCAGTAATGGAACTTCCTTTTACCTTAATAAGACTCATGGTTTACTCCATACTGTATGTGTTAAGTTACCTTGCTCATCTCTAGCAAGTAAATCGTCATAGTCTGCTTCAGAATAATCTTGTGGTATATCTCTCATACTTTGTCTGTAAGTTTTTATTTCATCAGACATAGTATTATCTGACATTGCAAGATAATCTGTTTCAGAAAGTTTTTGATTTCTAATTTCTCTTATGTTTGCAAGTTGTCTTGTTGGTTTTTCATCATTCCATGTTTTTACTTCTGCATCATAAATGGTTTGTTCTGCTTCTGTAAAATCAACTTCTTCTTGTTTACCTGTTACACCATTAAATATTAATTTTTTATCAACCATTAACTATCTTTTAACCCCCATATACTTACGTTTACTGTTCCAAAGTTTCCTGATGTAGATTGTAATTGCATACCTCCACCAGCAACAGAAGTTGTAATCTCATTATAAATTGCACCTGTAATAATTCTTTGTCTATTAGCACCGTTATTGTGATCCCAAGTTTGTGTATGAAAAATTGCTGTAGGGTAATTTACATTTTCATTTTGATTTGGAAATAATAACATTTCAAAAGAATGAATATGTGAGCCTGTTGCAGTATCCCTAAACATTCTTGCGTATTGTTGGTTCCAATCATTCCATCTTTCTGTAGAATTTGCAGAACTATCAGCTTTTTGTCCATCAGTCATATTATAGTAACTACTTTGTTCTTCAACATTATCTGATTTCAACCATCTAAAGCGTATGTCTGCACCATTACCTGTGCCTTGAAATTTACCTACAACTCTATATCTTCTATAATCATTAGCAAAAACTTGTTCTAACCTTAATGTATTTGCATTATGATTTGATGCATTGATACCACCAAGATAAACATAACTACCACTAGGAGCATCAACAAAACTTAAATTACCAGAGCCATCTGTTTGTAATATCTTGTTAGCTGCTGGAGCAGTACTAGGAAAAGTTAAAGTATAACTTTGACTAGCACTATGAGGAGGTGATTTTAATTTTATACCATGTGAATTTTCTGCACAGTTAAGCTGTATGTAACCTTCAGTTTGACCAGAAGTACCTTTAGCTTCTAAACTAGGAACAGAAGAAGTAGATATAAGATTTAATTTATCTACTGTTACAGCATCATTTTGTATTTTAGCTGTAGTAACTGCATTGCTACCAATCTTAGCTTCAGTAACTGAACTATCAGCTGGAGTAGTAATTAATCCAGTTCCATAGTGCATAATAAAATCACAAGTGTTTGAACTTGTAGGAGAAAAAGTAAATACTATGTTGCTACCAGATACAGAAAAGTTACCTTGTTGTACTACACCATCTATTGAAATAAGAATATTGTTTGCACCAGCTGGTGTAAATGCTGCACTTGATTTTGTTAAGGCATAAGTAGTGCCACCATTAAAAGTAATGTTATCTAATTTTTCTACGTTACTAATATTATCTAAAGATCTTCCGTAGTATGAACTCATGTTAATTTAAACCCTCCAAAGTAACAGCTATAATTATTTGTGTGAGGATATGACCCTCCTAAATCTTGGTAAATTTTGATTTGTATTGTATCGCCTACACTACAGTTAATAGCATTAAATACCTGTGGGTGTGCTTGTGGGTAGTTATCTGGCGAACTAATATATGTTCTTCCTTGACCCATAAAAGTACCACTATTGTAAAGTGTTACATCAGCATCACATCTATCTGTTCCATTTGTCATAGTAAATTTGGCAAAGAAAAAATACTTTCCAGCTTGACCAGATTGAATTGTATATATTCCAGTAGATGTATCGTAACCATTATGACTATCATAATCTTCATTAGGTAAAACTACAGTTATAGTAGTGTTATCAGCTAAAGATGGCTCATAGTTACTTCCACCTCTTGCAAAAAAGTTTGTTTCACTTGGAGCAGTAGAAGATATACCAGTTAGAGAAGCTCCTGAAATTGCTGGTAGATTACCAGTAAGTTTAGTTGCATCTAAAGTGGTGTAAGCTGAAGTTGGTAAAGTTGTAAAAGGCATAATTTATTTCTTTGGATATTTTGTTTTGATTTCTTGTACTTTAGTTTTCCATGCGTCTAAGCCTTGCTCGGTAATAAACTCGATTTGACTTTCAACACTTCCATACTCACTCTTTCTATTAGATACTGCTTCTGCATTATCTGACATAGTTTGAGCTTCATCTTCTAAAGCTTCTAATTGTGCATCAGTAGGTTTTGGTTTTTCAGTAATGTTCCATTCTGCAATGTACGGATTACTTACTCCATCTACCATATCATCTTGTAGCTTAACTTCCTCAGTGAAGTCTGGCTCGCTACCAAGATATGCTGTTATTTTATTTGCTAAGTTATTCATAATTTTTATCTCCTTTATGTTATTCTATTATTTTATATCCCAGAAATACTCTATTAGTCATATTTTTAGTTGAGCCATCTTTATGCCACACAAAAGCTTCAAAATAATCACTTGTGCTTGTGCAATTAGTTATACAAGAGCCGTTTACTCCAGTAAAAGTATTATTACCAGCTCCTGAATTTTCCATTTCTATATGACCACTAGATTGACTTAAAACACTTCCATTTTTGTAAAGTGCAACTTGTATTCTACCACTACTTTCGCTTATCCTTGTTTGAATGTAAAAAAAATACTTACCTGTAACACCAGGCGTAAAACGAAATGTGCTTGTGTCATATTTAGAATCACTATCAAAAGCCTCTACATTACAAGCGGCATTAGTATTAGTATTATTTGAAACTGATAAAGTATTATCAGAACTAGCATGAAAAGCTGGGGTATTAGTTCCACCTACACTAGCACTACCACCTAAAGAAACTGCCGAGCCATTTAATGTAATACTAGAATTAGCAAGTTTAGAATTTGCAATACTACCAGCTAACATATCATTAGTAACTGTGCCAGTGCCAGGTGTTTGTGTTGCAACTGATTTTCCTAAATAAATTATTTCAACCACATCGCTGCTGACAAGCGTACCTCCCAGGGTAATTCTGCTTCCAGAAGTAAAAGTTAAATTTGTAATATCTTGTTTAACTGAATTTACGAGAACAATTACATCTGACAAAGCAGATATTGCATGATCTAAATCTACATAATTGTTTGTACTACCAGTTACACGCTGTGATGCGGTACTAATAAAATTACCAGTAGGTGCAGCACCAAAATAACTCATGTACTAATCTCATCAATGAAGCTAGTTACAACGTCTAAACTACTTGCAGTATCACTTAAAACTTTAAGTACATCACCAGACTTCAAATTAATTTTTACACCTTGTGAACAGCTGTTAAAACTTGATCCAACTGGCAGCGGTGTATTAAATTGAAGATGATAATTTTGCGAACTTCTTTCAATAAATAATTTAAAAGTTACAGCTGCTGAGTGAACATTACAAATGTGTACACCAATAGCTGCATCATCAGAATTAGAAGTGATTAAAGTTACAGCAGAAGTGCCGACATTTCTTTGTAAATCATTTTCAAAATCTTGTGCCATTTTTTCCTTTCCTTTTTAGAGAGCAACCGCAAGTGCTATACTAAACCCTTTTGTTGCTAAATTACTTGTGTCTGTTGCTTCTACATTTACCCAGGCACTGCCATTGTAATATTTTAAAACATTACTTGTAGAATTGTAAAAAAGATCTCCTTCATCAAGTGATGAACTTGGATCACTAGATCCTACTCTGTATCTATCTGCAAAACTATTTACGCCAGAAATATTTGATGCAGTTGTATTTATATTTGCAATATTTGTTGCTGCTGTATTAACATTACTTATAGAGCCAGCCACGCTGTTTACATTAGAAATATTTGTTGCTAGGGTATCCATGTTTGTAACATTGGATGATGTCGCTAAAGTATTCATGTCAGTTACAACATCACTAGTTGCAAGTGTGTTGAGATCACTTACTATATCACTTGTCGCTAGGGTATTGAGATCACTAATAATATCACTTGTTGCAAGTGTATTCATATCAGCAATAACATCTGTAGTAGCAAGTAATGCCATGTCAGCAACTACATCACTTGTGCCTAAGAGTGCCATATCAGCAACAGCATCAGCTGTACCGAGTAAACCTATTTCCGTAGCCTTACCAGCTACTGCATTTATGTTTGATGCATTTGCAGCAACACTATTTATGTTTGTTTGATTTGCTGCCGATACAGTTACAGTTTGCCAAGCAGAACCAGTATAAACTTTTGTAGCATTATCACTTGTGTTAAAATATAAAGCACCTGTTAAAAGTGCATCACCATCATTATCTACAGATGGATCAGAACTTTTTGCACCAAGATAACGATCATCAAAACTATCAAAGCTAGAAGCAGCAGAAGTAGCGGATGAAGCCGCAGCTGTCGCTGACGATGCAGCATTTGATGCCTGAGTAGATGCAGTTGTTGCTGAACTAGCAGCAGCTGTTGCAGAAGATGCAGCAGCAGTTTGACTTGTAGTTGCTGAAGAAGCATCAACTAATAAATCGTATTTAGCAGAATTTGCATTTGTTGTTAAAGGCTGCGAACCAGAAGATGTATGTGCAGTATTAACAATAAAAATATTATTTGTTGATGTATCTTTAACAATGTCACGACCAACATACGCTGTGCTTGCCGCCCAGTTGCCTTTGAAAGAACCTAATTCCTGAGTAACAGAAATTTCTCCAGAACTATCAAAAGCTAAAATTTTATTTGCACGATCTGTAGATCCAACAGTAAATTCTGTTGAAGTCATAGTATTAGTTCGTGACAGTTTTATAGATCTATCTAATTCTTCTTGTAGTTCTTGTGTTTGTAAAGTTAATTTATCTAAAGCACTCTCATGACTTTCTGCTGGGAATGGATCATTCTCAACATAGTCAGTTGCCTGTGTTAAATTTGTGTCACGAATAAGAACAACTGTTTCACCTGAAGCTGGTATATTACCAGAAGTAAATGTTACCGTTCCTGATCCAGCACTATCACTGACGTTGTAATGTGTAGTTATAGTTTTTACCGTTTCTGTTCCTGTGCTATTGGTACGGATAATTACTTTTAATTCAGCTGTTGAATTAATTAAAAACGAATAGGTAAAAGCAGAAGTGCTGCCATTACCTGCATACGATTGTTTAACTGTTGTGCTACTTACTGTCATTGTAAAATATTTACTCCTTGATCTGGCAATAAACCTTGTTCTATTGCATCTTTCTTAATATCTATCACTTCTGATAATTCGTTGTATTCTGGAAGCATAAGCAATTCTTCAAAACCTTCTTCTAAAGCAGCTCTGTTTGCTTTTTCTAATACGTCATATCTCTCGTTTTCAGACATCTCATAAAGATATTCATCTGATTGTGTTATACGTTTTATTTCTTCTTCAAAAGTTAGACCATCAAAAACTTTTAGTGGTGCATTTTTTGAAATTCTTACCCAGTTATAATATTCGTCTGGTTTTAATTTTACTCCAAACTTAACTGGTTGTGGATTTATAATAGGTGAACCTAAACGTAAATTTTCATACACATGTAAATCACTTGGCTCAACATCACTAATAGCAAAAGGATTTATATATCTATTACTTATTTCGTTTATTAAACCTCTACCACTATCTATTTTTATTTCATTACCAAATATATCTAACTTTGGTGGTAAATCTTTTCCAGTTTGTGTTTTACCCCATATTTCTTCACCAAGTGTGATACCCTCATCATAAGGCATAGAAAATAAAATAGTATTAAACTCCTCTAAAAAAGGATTAAAAAATTTACTGTTTACCTGATTACCATAATTTATGTTTACTGTTTCAGCCACACCATCACCATCTATATCTACAAATAAATTCATATCTCTTTCAAAATTAAAATCTTTATTTCTTGCTATAATTTTATATTCACTGCTGTTTAAATAATCTTCAACAGTTTCACCTTGCAATACACCACCAGCTGCTTTCATTGGTGCTATAGGTGCTATTGGTGCAAGAACCATATTTGCTAAAATATCAGCTCCAACATTATCAAACTTACCTTCTGTCAACATAGCTGTTATATCAGCCATACCCTGAACCATCGGCATGTCACTCATGTATTTGTACATTGCTAGTGCGTATGCAGAACTAATAGCTTCTAGTGCATTTGGATTTGGATTTCTTTGCATCAATTCCATTGCATGTGCAGTAACACCGAGCAAAGCACCAACTGGTTCTAAACCTTGATAACTTACATACGTTAAATTACCATTTGGTATATATTGATTTCCATCTTTAAATAATGGCATGTCATCAGGAAAATCATTACCACGAAAAACAAAACTATATGGTTTCCATCCAATAGCATCGAGTGCTGCTTTTGCCTTCATATCTATTTTACCATTAGGTAATAAAGGATAACCACCTGTAATATGACCTGATTGATAGAAGTCTGCTATAGTCATAGCAAACATACTAGCCATACCCATTCTAGCGATTACTCTTGATCTTGTTGTAGCATCCGTAAAAAATTTTCTGTCAAGTAAATGCTTTGGCAATCCACCAGTAGACATATCTAAAAATCTTCTGGTAACATTTACTGGTGTCTTAGCAAAAGGTAACAAAATAGTACCAACATAAGGTGTACTTTGTATAGCTCTTGAAGCATCTTCTAAAAATTTTGGCATTTGATCCTGAAAAGTGTAGTACCTTGCAGCATCATCTAAATCCATTTGATATTTACCTGGATTACTCATGACATCTTTTACTGTTTGCTCCCAGGCTTCTTTGTAAGGTATGCCTGTATTACGAGCTAACTTTGTTGCATCATTCATGATGATTGTATGCATCTCCATAGATCTTGCCATTTCTTTGAAGAACTCATCACCAGCTGTTAAACCCTTGTAAGGCAGTCTATAAACCTTACCCATAAAATCAACCATGCCAGCAAAAGGAGAATTTTCTAATCCTAAGTTTTTAGCAGTAAAATAATCGTTTGTTGCACCTTCGTATTTTGTAAAACTATCTGATGTTTTACCATGAAAACCTCTTGCACCCATTTTTAGTGCATCTTTAAATCCATGCACCATACCGTATAGTCTTGCAACTCCCATCTCCCAGGTCATACCATTGTTGTAACCACCCCAATGTTTTCCACGAAGAATTTTACCAGCATTATTTACAACTGCACTTTCCATGTTACCCCATGCTCCAGCTAAAATATATTCTGGTACAGAATAACTTACATAAAAAGCATTACCAATTAGATTTCTCAGTTGTGTTTTAGGTGAAAAAAGTAAACCACCTCTATATGCTTCTGACCAGGCTTTTGCTGATCTTTTAAAATAATTCTCACTTATAAATTTATTTGTTGCTGGCATACCAGATTTATCAAATAAATTTTTTGTTTGCTCTGC